TCCGGGGTCTTTGCCCGCAACCCTGACACCTTGGTCGTACTGACCGCCCATGAGGAGGACGAGCGCAGCTTCTCTTGTGAGATCACCCTGCGTAACTTCCCGCCGGTTGACAGCTTTGTCGTCCAGTGGCACTACCCGCTCTTCAAGGCCAACTACTCCCTGAACCCGGACAAGCTGAAGAGGCCCAATACCAACAAGTCGGTTGATGACAAGAGGCTTCTTGGCGAGATGGGTTGCAAGGAGTGGGTACCCAATCAGCTTGTCAAACACCTGTCAGAAAAGCTGTCCGTATCGGAAAGGACTGTCTACAGGCACATAGAGAGGCTGACAAAAGCTGGCAAGATAATGAAGGAAAACGGGTTGTACAAGGCAAACCAGGCCGAATTTTAGCCCCTGACAGGGGGATGCCAAATCACTGACAGGTACACTATGACGGCCACTATATATATAGAACAATACAATCCGCGAAGGCAGTGTAGGTACAGGACTCCTTAGTCCGTCCTGTCCCTACCGCTACGCTCACTGCCGTAGCGTTTTTCTGGAAAAGAAAGCAAAGGCTGGCACCCGCCGGGACACGCGCCCTTGGGCGTGCGGGGAGGGTGTGGTATATTGGGGCAATGAAACGCCCCGGCCTCTACGCAAATATCAACGCCCGCCGCAAGGCTGGCACATCCCGCCCCAAATCCCAATCCACCATCAGTCCCCGCACTTGGCGCCTTATGAAGGCCAAGAAGGGCGGCTTCCGTGAAGCCCCCAAGGGTTGACATAGCCTGGGCTTATATCGAGCTTCTCCTTACAGAGAACTCCCGCCTACACCAGACCATAGGAAAGGTTGACCGACTCTGTGGCGACATCTTGGCCGACTGCTCCCGCGAGGTTTACGAGGCCAATATGAATAGCCTTACCGAAGACTTGGAAGATTTGGGGAGATTCCTTGAGATCCATCAGGAAAAGATTAAACTGCTGGCACTGGCGTTAAACCAATGAAACAACTACCATGCAACCGTCCGGTCCGAACCCAGGGCGGGTCAAAGAAGTTCCGGGTCAGAGCCTGCGCCAATGGCAGGTCAAAGACCATAGGCTTCGGAGATCCGAACATGACCATCAAGAAGTCCAACCCCGGTCGGCGCAAGAGCTTCCGGGCTAGGCATCGGTGCGATAGCAACCCGCCTAGCAAGCTGACCGCCCGTTACTGGAGCTGCCGGAAGTGGTAAAACAAGCCACCAGGATACCGTTTAATCGAGCGGAGATGCCCCCAGAAGCGAGGATTGGTGGCAAGATGATGCCCCAGACCTCCCAACGCAAGATACCCCTTATAAAGCGCAAAATACCTGTTTCCCTTGGCAACCGCGCCTGCTGCGTCTCTATCGGTCGCTAGACTACCGTCTTTATAGCGTCCTTATAGAGTCGCTGTCCTACCGTTTATTAGCCTCCCGCCACTTTGCCCAACGCTCCCGTTGAATCCGCGAGATCTTTTCGTAATGCTCCCGCGAGAGTTTCCGAGCCTTTGTCGGACCCTTAACGCTCCCGCCCCTTCGCCCCTGGGCGGAAAGGTATTCCTTAATTATCTGTTCTTTATTCATTCCTTATAGGCTCCTTATAGACTGCGCTACCGTTTATAGGTCAAATCAAATCGCCACGCTACCGATTAGGGGCGGATGGCGGACTAGGTAAACCGGCCAAGGGGTTGAACCTTGGCGGGCGGGTTGGGCTTAAACTTCTTCCGTGCTTTCCTTATCAATTCTGAAAGATGTGCCGTCAAGTTCCTCCCACTTTTCCAACCCAATTCCATCAGCAATTAGGTGCGCCTCATCCTCGCTTTCTGCGCTTATTTCAATTTGATAATACTCCGTTCTTTCCCCAATAATTTTATACTTCTTCATTATGTGTTTCCTTTCTTTTATTGTTATTAGGTTTGACCCTATCGGGTCCCACCTCCGTCCCCCTCCATTACGAGGGGGAACGAGGGGAGACTTATTTGCGAGTGACTAGCAACGCAAAGGCAACAAGTATCCCGCCCAAAATCAAGCCATGGGCGAAGGCCACGCTCTGATGAACTTCAGCGATCATTTTTCTACCTCCTCTCTCAAATTAAAATCCCAACCGCATTCCCGGCACCGGCACCAAGTAACGTTTCCCAACGTTCCAAGTACCGATAGATCCGAGGATTCGCACGCCGGGCATGGCTGAGGATTCTCCCAAAGTTCGAACACTGCTTCTTCAGTTGTCATGCCCCTACCTCCTCCAATAAGGCCCGCGCCTTATCCGTTGCGGTGACGTAGTGATTTTGAATAGTTACCCATCCGACACGTTCCATTGCCGCAAGTATGGAGTTGAATTCCATATGCCCGCAAAATCCCATTAGGGCCACGAACATATGGCCAGCGGGCATGCCGCCGGTTTTCGATTCTGTTAACGCCTCCAATATGGATAGCGCGATTGCTTTCTGTTTTGTCATTCTGTCCTCTCTTTCCTTATTTCCGCGCTCCATTCCATGTCATTACGCACTGCCCAACGTAGAGCGCGAACGTATGACGTGAACCGCGCGAAAAACTGCCCTTGCGAATTGTAAACTGCCCACCAAGTCATGAGTTTACCCCGGCAAGCTTGCTAACGTGCTTTTTACTCGCGCCATGCGGGATGAATCCGACAATCACGGACCTATCTCCGCGAGAACATAGGCGGCACGTTGAACACGTCACGCCGTCACGTTTTTGGGCCGGGCAAACTACAATTTTTCGCCCTTCCGGGGTTGTCGTATTCTCTTCTATCCCGGCGGGCAGAATGGTGACAACCGGGCCGACATTCAACGCGGCGAGTTTATCCGCATGGCTAAGACCATTCGCGGATAAGTTTATGACGAATCCCTTCCGATTCGCCGCCGCAATGGCGCGCCGGTTGCTTTCAACCGGTCCGGCTTGCTCATCTAACACCGGCTTGTGCGTATAGGTGAACCCGCGCCGCCCAACGTTTGCCGTTGCTAGTTTATCTAATAGCGCGCCGTCAACGTTGTTATTATCGCCGGGTAAGTCTCCAACTTGATTGTGCCGCCATACTTGGCCAGCGGGCAAACCGGCGATGGCATCGCATAGGCCCGCAAACGTGGTGCCGCGATCCGCGCGGTCAACTGCGGACCAATGCCATGAAAGCGGGCCGCCCTCGCCATAGCATCCCTTTCCGCCGTTTGCCTTTTTGAGCGGGCAAGCGTCCGGGCAAGTACTGCGCCCGGACGTTGACACGGGAATTGGTCCCGTCTTCACGTTCGATGAAGAGAGGGTGAGATGCACCAATGGCGGCGCGTCGTTATATCCGATAATGCGCGGCGAATTCATGCCAACCCCCAGACTTTCTGCTTAATCCATTGCAATACCTTGTCGGCATAATAATGAGTCGTGGAATTCTCCAAAAATTCCATAATTTGCCGCTCATGGATTCTACCGAACGCGGCATCATTCAGCAATTCATCGGTGAAGTAATCGCGAATTTCAAGTTTCACGAATTCGCCACAACTCTTCGCGCGAATCACTCCCCCGGCGCACTCTTCGCCTATCTTCCATCTTTTGGTTTTCATTGTCATATTGTCCTCTTTCCTTTCTTTTATTTTACCTTGGCTCGCCTATCGGTTTGCCTTGGTAAATGCGAGACTATTACAACGGCTTGGAATAGGCAAGCATTATTTTAAATAAATTTTTATGCTAGTTTCCGGGCATGGATTCAAATGAACTTCCAGCCAAGGCGAAGAATGGGAAAACTGCCTACACGGATGAGATAGCGAAAACCATAATTGAAGCTTGCGGTTCGGGATTCACCCTGGAAAAGGCGGCAGAACTTGTGGGCCTCAATCCGGTAACGGTGCAAGGATGGACAAAGAAAAGGCCTAGTTTCGGTGAACAGGTGCGGATGGCTAGGAAAAAGCATGAACTTGCCTTGTTGCGAGATGTGGAACTTGCCGGGCAGAAGTCATGGCAAGCAAAAGCTTGGTGCCTAGAGCGAATTTATTCCTATGCCCAACCCTCAAGCCGTTTATCCGTAGATACTTCTGTGACTCATGGCGTCAATGGATCATTCGCCGCCCTCCTCGCTGGCTTGGCATCCCGCAGAGCGGAAAAGAAAGCGCAAGTGATTGATGGCCAGGAGGTTAAGGCAATCGAACAACCTAAAAGTAAATACAATAGCTATTGTGCGACAGATAATACGCAACATATTGCAACCACAATGCCTAAAAATTCTGGGAAGCCTCGTCCTTTGAGGATGAGGAGACGCAAGCCGAGGGAAGAAAGCCTTAAAAAATGGCCTAACCACGACACCCCCCCTGCCACGCCCCAGCCGTAAATTTTTTATACATAATACCCCCTAAATAATTGCGCCACAAAACAAAAAGAGGTTATGCCCAAACGCGTTCCAAGATCAGCCCAAAAGGCACCTGAAGAAGTTTTAGACCAACTGCTAAACCCAGCGTTTTTCGCTGATAAAGTATTGGGCATCAATCTCTACAAGTGGCAAAGAGATGTGTTGTCAGATATTGAGCCAGTGGACGCTAGAGTGGCCCTGCGCGCCGCCAACGGTTCCGGCAAGACTTCCACAGTAATTTCCGGCGTTTTGATATGGCACGCGCTCGTCTACAAGCGTTCTATTGCGGTCACGACCGCCGGTGTCTTCCGTCAGGTCGAATCCCAATTATGGCCGAGCCTGCGTTCCCACATCGCCAAGCTTGGCGGCCCCTGGGAGGTCACATCCGGGGAGATCCGTTACCTGCACCCTGACGGAAACACATCGCGCATTATAGGCTATTCTGCAACCGATCCTGGCCGTGCTGAAGGCTGGCACGCCGAGAACCACGAAACTGCGCCATTGCTCATGGTGGTGGACGAAGCCAAGACCGTTGCCGACCCCCTCTTCGAGGCAATCAGTCGGTGCCAACCAACGCGACTGCTAATCGCCTCTAGCCCCGGGGGATCAAGCGGTGCTTTCTATCGCGCCTTTACCAAAGAGGCGGATATGTGGAAGAAGCACGCCGTTACCGCCTTTGACTGTCCCCATATCACCCAGAAGCAGATTGACGAGGTCATCCAGCGGTACGGAGAGAAGCACCCCTTGACCCGCTCCATGATCTATGGCGAGTTCGTGGACATAGGCAACGAGAGCCTAATTATTAACCTAAACCAGCTTCAGAACTGCCTTACTAGCCCACCGGACTTCAAGCCTGGCACAAAGATTGCCGGGGTGGACTTTGCGGCTGGCGGCGACTGCAACGTGCTTTGCGTGCGGGATGGGAACAAGGTTTTACCAATTACGGCATGGCGCGAAAGGGACACCATGTCTGCCGTAGGCCGTTTCATCGTCGAGTTCAAGAAGCACGGCTTGAAGGCCGAAGACATCTATGCTGACGCAAGCGGCCTGGGTATGCCCATGTGCGATGCCCTGGCCGAAGCCGGATGGGAAGTGCAGCGTGTCAACTTCGGCTCCACCGCCTACGACACCGATGCCTACACAAACCGCGCTGCCGAGATGTGGTATGGGATGGCAAAGAAGATCGAGGCGGCTGAAATCATTTTGCCAGAAGACGACGAACTGACGGCGCAACTTACCTGCCGCCGTAGCCTGGTTAATTCCAAGGGCAAGCTAGGAGTCGAGTCCAAGGATTCGATGCGAGCCAGGGGACTCGCCAGCCCGGATCGAGCCGATGCCCTTGCCCTCTGCCTTGATGGTGGTAATATCAGTTTCGACTTGACCTTCCCGGTGGAGAAGCCAACGTGGAGGTCATTGCAAGCCTTGATGGAATCGAGTGATCCCGTTATGGCTGGCTTCGACGCAGGAGGTTAATATGAATATCTGGAACTGGATCACTGCAAATTGGACCGAGATTGTTGCCGCCATTGGTGGCATCGTGCTTGCCGCGCGCATCATTGTGAAGCTGACCCCGACCCCCGCCGACGATTCGGCGTTGGAGAAGGTCGTCAACTTCCTCAAGACGCTCGGACTTCACATTAAATAACTTTAAGTGATCGGTGCGATTCTCAACATCATCGCGTCGATCCTTCGCCTCATTCCGGGTTGGAAAGAGAAGCGCATTGACCGCGCAGAAGGCGAGTGGCGCAACAACCGTGATTCCATTGATCGCGATCTCGGCGCTGTTGCTTGGTGGGTGCGCGACAACCAATCCCACGACGAACACGACCGGGGCCGTTGAGGCTCTGATGCGCGATGAGAACTACCCTGCTGTACGCGATTCTTCTCCTGCCGTCCGCTCATGGGCAAAACGCGCTTTGCATTATATCAACGATCTTTCGTTTGAACTAAACCGGGAACGCGAAAAATGAACGCTAAAGACACACGCCGCAACGATTATTACGTCAGGATCATTGAAGCTCTAAACCAGCGCGAGACCTGGGAGAACCGGCAACGGCTGTTTTACCAGGCCCGTTATTTCGGTGTCCGCCGCAAGGTCAAGCCTTGGCCGACCGCCGCCGATCTGCACGTTCAGTTGATCGACACGGCCATTGAGAAGCTAAAGCCTTCCTTTGTAAATTCCGCCATCGGCAACGACATCCTTTCCAGCTTTGTCCCGATGCGCCAGCAGTTGACCCCGCTGACCGTTTCCGCCGAGCGTTGGTTTGATTATCAGATGCGGGAGAAGTCCAACTTTCAGAAGGAGATCGTTTCGGTAATCGACAACATCCTTCTTTATGGTCGCGGCGTTGCCAAGGTGATCTGGAACGAGGACAAGAAGCGTATTGACTTCGAGGCGATTGATCCCTTCCATATTATCGTACCTTCATACACCAAGGAATTTAAAGATGCCGATTTCATTGTTCACATCATCTCAACGAGCGTCGATTCCTATAAGGCTAACCCCCTTTACAAGCAGGACGAAAACTTTATCAAAATCATTTCGGGTAAGCCGTCCAAATCGGTGGGCTTACGAAGTGAGATTCAGGACGAGATTTACCGCCGTGAGGGAATTACCCAGGAAGCTGAGAATGATCGCATCATTCTTTGGGAAATGTATACGCCCTCCGAAGAAGGATGGAAGGTCGAAACTTATAGTCCGCTGGTTGTCACCGAGGATGTAAGGAAGCCGTTCATCCTTCCCTACCGTCACGGCGAACCTCCTTTCGTTGATTTCCCCTATGAAGTCACAGGGGGCGGTTGGTACAGTCCACGGGGAGTTGCAGAAATTCTCCTCCCTGGAGAGAATCTACTCAACAAGCTGAAGAATAGCCTGAGTGATTACGTTGAACTGGCCAACCGACCCGTTTTCGAAGCTCAGAATCCGATCAGCCTCAATACCGCCAACCTAAAGATGCAACCCGGCCAGATCCTTCCGCAGGGTCTCAAGCCGGTTCAGTTTAGCCAACCCCCCTTCGACTTCCAGCGTTTGATGCTGGAGGAGCGGATGTT